CTTCATAATTAGAAACAGATACAGAACATGAACTGAAAAAGACTTCTGATGCTTGAGTTATATTTAACAAGGCCTCAATAAATTGCGATCGATTATAGAAAGGGTAATTCTCTGTAGAAACTTTATAAGTAGATACTTCTCCTAATACATCTTGTAAAACGAATTTAGATTTTGGAAAACCAATTTTGTCTTTCATTGTCACTGTTTTATTAGTAACTTTGGTAAAATAAAATGAGATAATTTCTTTTTCAATACGTTTAGGTTTATGAAAATGAACCAAAGCCATTTTTAAAATATCGTAGAGAATTTTTGGCATTAAAATTTTCTGCATTCTATACATCGTAAAATCTAAAAACTCATCAGGATTATTTAACATAAATGAATATATAATAATAAAATTGTTAATCAACATTGAACTTAAATGTTCGCAAATAATCTTTTTCGGTAAAAATTTTTCTCCTAAAAGGGTACAAATTTCTCGAGTCTTCTTGAAATCCCAACTAAAGGAATCAATTTCTAATCTCTCTCTAAGTACTTCTTTCATGAATCTAGATTCAAAATAAACTGACCATTCTAATTCAACCATTTTTCTAGTATTATTAACCACAAAATAAGGTAAATTTGGAATTCGTCTGTAAACGTTAGATAATATTTTCATTTAATATGTCAAATTGTTATTACCAACCAAAATACTTAGGAATTAACTATTCGTGTTTCCCCTAGTAAGCTCTCCAACCTTTACTCATTAAAAATGAAAGTGGTACTTTACCTAATTTTGTTTTCCCTTGTTTATCGATAAATTCAATTAATGGATCATAACCCAACTCCACTAACTTTCGACTCTTTTTAGGAAATACATCAAGTAACCTATAATAGATTTCTTTTCCCCGATCAATCTGAAAAATAATTGAACAGAGTCGTATGAAAGCACGTCCCATTAATCCATGACGGTCAAGGACATATCTTTCCGGATAAATACAACGTGCCATCCACCATTTATCAGATGCATCAGGAAAACCTCTCCAACTCCACGAAAAACCAAGGTAATCTATCGAATCAGTAAAAGTATTTAAAACGATCTTAGTTTTACTTCGGTTCAATGTGAAATAGAAAGAGTGAAAAACTTGATAAAGCCTTTCTAGATCCACCTCATCAATAACAAGTATAAAGTCGTCTCCAAGCACATTATACTCATCTTTCATTGGTGCTCGATTATATACTAGAATATAAAAGTAACACACAACAACAGACAAGCAGAATGTGTTCATCAGTGCCGTTATTTTTGACCCAGTAATATTGCCTCCGCAGGTAATATGAAGGCCAGAAGCATGTAAAACCGGAGTAACTACATGATACAGAGCCAGGCATGATAGAATTGAAAATTCTATTGGCCGTAAAGGTATCAATGTCATCATAACAGCAAAGAACGTCAGGATAAGGAAAGAACATAAATTTTTGTCTATGCCTTTAATGTCACCGCAAACTACAATTCGCCTTGTAGATCGTGCAATATACCGAAGTGCAAGAACGCGAGAATTAACATCAGTTCTCCTTATACCAATAGAATGCCAAATTCCGTGTTTCATGATGAATGAAAGAAATTTATCGAAAATTTGACCCTCTAAAACCATAATTCGAAAGCTCACGCCAAAAACTTGTCTTATCTTAGTATCAATATCCCAACCCCAGTCACGTAAAGTTTTCAATTTCGTAGTAAAACGATGAAATATAACAACCGGTTGCGACATAAATTTAGAAAGCATTTCTCTTATAGAAACAGATTCATAAACTGAATTTACAAATTGAACTACGTCAAGCCTTGCTTCCTCACTGCCTTTTGGCTTAAACAAAGGATAACCCGACGATGTAGAAGTCGGTAACTCTGCAAAAACCTGAGAGACAGAATGCACAGAATAAAATCTACGAAAATGTTCATTTATCCCGAACAAATTTACAACAACAGAATAAACCGCCTCCCAATAAATTCCAGCGTCTATTCTCTCCCAAGCGATTAATGTATCTTTAGGAAAACAATGGTCTTTTAAAGTGAGTATGTCAGCCTTAAGAACATCATCCCGTGAGACAGGTTGCTCAATAGGAAATTTACCACGCATTGCAGGATAAGCTTTTTCAATAATTCTCCTCAAATGATGTTCAATTGTTGGAACCGAAAAAGAAAACAAACGAGTCTTTAACCAAGGAAGAAAGTCAATCTTGATAAAAGAAGTCTTTAAACTGAACCTCGCGTGAGTTCTTAATAGATTTAACAAATGAATGAAGTTTTTACGAACTCTTCGAAAGAATATCCAACTTACAGAATTGGGTACAAATGAGCTAGTTTCCAGAACAGTTAGCATTTCCGAGAACGGAAAACTTAGGGCCCGAATTTCTCTGCCTTTACAAATTTTCCCGCCTTTTATGGACCAACTAAGGTGCCATTTTATAGAATTTGATCTCTCAAGAATATTTTTCTGGTTCATCTGTAGATTCATTGTTTATACTAGTATTTAAAACGGTCTGATTTTGTTTTATTTATACTAGGAACCTCTTCTATCTTTTTCAAAAAGTTAACTGCTTACCTTTCGGCGCTTGCTCAGGGCCCAGTTTCCGCCGAAGCGTGACAATTGAATACATAGTGATGAGAATCATCACTACCGCGGAAAATCCAATTAGGTCTCTTCAGTTCCCTTTTGCCAGTTGTCTTCGTCTCATAACCGCCGTTTTAGTTTATCCAGTTCCCGCTGGGGTTGGCCCAAGTTACTGCACGTAAAAGGCATCCGGCAACCTGCAAAACGATAAATGACAGGTCAACCATACCTGACGTGCTGCCACCCTGGCCGTCCGTTGGTCGTAGCAACCAAATCCTCGAGTCTTCACTACCACTTCGGGGCCCCA